ACTGTAATAGGTTCTGGGGTTCGAATCCCTGTCTTTCCGCAAAATTAAATTATATGTTGTTAACTTACTATGTTATTTGTATTATCTATTGTTTTTATCAGTTAAACAAAAGATATAAAAGATCAGGAACTGAATATAGTTCTCCTGAAATGGATGCTATTATGGTTGTAGTAATGGCTTGGGTATTAGCTCCTGTTGACGTATCTTTAACTTGGATTAAATGGTATAAGGAAGCTGAACAAGCTAGAATTAACCAAACCAAATTTGATATTGATATTGATCTTACAGAAGATAATATTAATTAAAAACTGTAGGGTGGTGAAAAGCGTACGCACGGTATACACACCCTCTCGTCTCGAGGGCGCAGAGAACGAAATAGAAAAGTAGTATGGGGTTGACCACCAGCTTGCAAGCATTATGCTACTTTTCAAATCGCTGCATGAAGGTTCGAATCCTTCCCCTATAGCATCAAAATTTAGACTTTAAACGGTAGATTGCAATATTTATTACAAACAATCTATTTCATGGCTCAATTTAATAACAACAACCCTCTTTACGGGCTTAGCGGTACTACACTTTCTGATGGTGGATTTGCAAACCATACTCAACCTTCTGAAAAAACAAGTGATAATTTTGGCCGTCAAAAAGTAACTCAGCATCAGAACGTATATGAAGCGGATTTCGAATACGGTACCCAACCTTTACGCTGGGAAACTCTATTAAGCGGAAATGCTACATCTAACGCAGTATCTAGTCTAGGAGGTGTTTTAATGACAGTAGGTACAGGATCGAATGATATGTCTATTCGTCAATCACGTCCCTATCAACGCTATCAACCAGGTAAGACAATGTATATGGCTGCTAACGCAAACTTTGGCGGTCCAGTAGCAGGCAATTTCCAAAGAGTAGGTTTTTTTGATGACGGAAACGGCGCATTTTTTGAACAAGGAATACCTTCTCCTGGAAATCCTTACGGTATGTATGTCTGTATGCGCTCAGATTCTAGTGTAGCAGGCGGATTACCGGTTACAACAAGAGTTCCTTTAAATTTATGGAACGGTGATTTAGCTACAGCTCAAAGTCTTAATTGGCTTACAGTGCAGATGATATGGATAGAGTATGCATGGTATGGTGCAGGTACAATTAGATTCGGTGTTACGCTAAATAGCGAACAGTACGTATTACATACTATTAATACTGCTAATACAGCTGTAGGACCTTGGTCTAGAACAGGTAACTTACCGGTAAGGTATGAATTAAGGAACAGCGGTTCTTATCTATATGCAAACACCCTAGTAACATCTTCTTTTGCAGATGGAGCCTCTTTCCAATTAAGCGGATCAGTTAGTGCATCTTTCTTCGTTACTTCAAGTACTACTCAAACAAGTACAGCTGCTACAAAGTTTGTTTCTTATAGCGCAGTTCAAAACACCTTAGTTTCCAATATTGTATCGGCGATTAATACATCTGCCTCTTTCTTTAATATTAGTGCTTCTAGCTACAATTCTAACTTGCAATTATCTTCTAGTACTTTATTAGGGAATAACGACTTTGGTACTAACTACAAGTATGCAACTGCAAGCATTAGTCAATCTTTTGTAGGAGTTGGTACAGGCAGTAACTTTGCACATTATGGAGTATCTGTAATAGTAGAAGGCGGTAGAGACGCACAAAGAGGTTTCACTTATTCTTACGGTGTTAACCCAACTCAACCTCGTAGAACTGTTCCAACAAATGTTTTTAGATATCCAGTACTTTCCGTTCAGAACCGTGTAATGGGTACTCAAGAATTTACAGGTTCAATTTCTTCTGCTACTACTTCAAGTATTACAACTTCCGGAACTCCTTGGGCTACAAATCAATGGCAAGGAAAATACGTATATGTTAGTCAGAGCGTTCAAACAGGACGTATAGTAGCTAATACAAATAACACAATTAACTTCGTAGACGTCGTTACAGGACTTGCAATGACAAGTTCAATTACCACAAATGCTGCAACCAATTCTTTTACATTAGGCCTTATTAACCGCGGTCAAATCTTACCGCAAACCTTAGTAGTTTCTGCAGATACTTTATGTACTATAGAGTTAATCGCTAGTACACCAGGTAATCCAGTTGTTTTAACTGGTTCAGTATTTACTCCGATGAATCAACTAGGATCCCCTAATTCCTTTGCAACTAGAGATATTTCCGCTACCGGCTTAACTTCGGGTAGTGGAGAGGTAGTTTATGCATTTGTTTCTCCTTCTGGTGGATCTGGTATACAGACTTTTGATCTATCTGACTTCTTTCCTCTTTACAATACGATGAGAGGTAATTTACCGGATATTTTAACTGTAGCCGTCACAACTAGTGGTAGTGCCGCTAACGTAGGGGTACATATAATTGGTCAAGAAGCAATGTCTTAATACTTTTATTTTTAATAAAATTAACCAGTCTAGAGTTGCTAGGCTGGTTTTTTTTTGCTATATTAACAAGATAAACTAAATAATATGCCACAGAATCCAAATTTAAACATTACAATGGATAAGACAACTCCAATCGTATGTGAAGACTGTCAAAATGAGACTTTTAATCAAGTAACTTTCTTACGCGAGGTAAGTAAATTTATTGCAGGAACAGATCAAGATGCTTTAATACCTATTCCAAGCTTTGCTTGTAGTAAGTGTGGTCATGTAAACGAAAAGTTTCAGCCTAAAAACCTAGGTGTATAATGGAGTTAGATTCAGTCGTAACTTCAATTATTAAGCAATTCGAAGAGCGAGCACAATTCGGTAAAGCAAAATACGGTACTGATTTAGACCGTAAAGATTTAACTACCCTGGATTGGATTGAGCATGCCAAGCAAGAAGCAATGGACTACGTACTCTACCTACAAAAACTTAAGATAGAGTTAGAAGAAAAAGGTATAAAGTAAATAAACCCTGTTCTTTTTATTTTTGGTACTGCAATGAACTATTTATTATAAAAAAAGAATCATGAAAGGTACTAACGTTATTTACAAGATCACTAACCTAGTAGACGGTAAGTGTTATATAGGACAGGCAAAAAACTTAGAAAAACGTATTAGAGCACATAAGCGAAATGTAGGTAAGGTAAAATCTCCTCTATACTCTGCTATAAAGAGCTATGGATGGAATCAATTTAGCATTGAAGTAGTTCATATAGCAGAAACATACGAACAGTTAGATCAGCTAGAAATTGACTACATAAGAAAATATCAAAGCTTATATCCAGCAGGCTATAATTTAACTGAAGGAGGTACTGGAGGAGACTTAGTTACAAATCATCCTAATAAGGAACATTTGTACGACAGTAGAAAGGGTAGAGTACCTTGGAATAAAGGGTTAGAAGGATTAAAAGGAGAAGCTAACGGTAATTATAATAACCCTTCTGGTTTTAAAGGAAATAAAACTACTTTTAAACCGGGAAAAGAGCACAAACTCTACGGAAAGAAACAATCTACAGAAACGATTGCAAAAAGAAAAGCTAATACAGACTACAGCAGTATAAAAAGATACACGGTAAAAGTATGGCAATGTCACGAAGACGGTCTTATTATCAGAGAATGGTCTTCTATAAAAGAGGCAAGCGATAAATACTCTTTTAGCAAGGGATTACTTAGATGGTATTTAGACAAACCTAAAACATTAAAAGGTTACATATGGAAGAGAAAAAAGTAAAAGGTAAGACAGTTAGTTATAGTCAATATGCCGTGTATAAGCAGTGTAGTTATAGATGGTATTTAGAATATGCTAAAGGTTTAAAAATCTTCAAGCCTTCAATACATTTAATTTTCGGAACTGCTGCTCACGAAACATTACAGAATTACCTTCAAGTAATGTTCGATAAGTCTACTACAGAGGCAGATAAGATACATCTTCCTACCTATTTTAAAACTAGGTTGATGGAGCTGTATAAACAAAATACCGGGCAAGGACATTTCTCTACTCCAGAAGAACTAACAGAATTTTATGAAGACGCTGTTGCTATTCTAGACTTTTTTAAACAGAAAAGAAATTTATTTTTTAGTAAAAAGAATACTAAGCTAGTCGGTATAGAGATACCTATCACAGGACCTATTGTAGAAGATATAGAGAACGTCAAGATGAAGGGCTTTATTGATTTGGTACTATATGATAAGGTCTTAGACAAATACACAATTTACGATATTAAAACCTCAACAAAAGGGTGGTCTGATTATGAGAAGAAGGATCAAACCAAAGTAAATCAGATATTACTATATAAAAAGTTCTTTTCAAAAGCAAAGGGAATTCCTGAAGATAAAGTAGACGTACAATTCTTTATAGTTCGTAGAAGAATCAATGAAAATTTAGAGTATGCCCCTAAGAGAGT